CAAGAGACATATAAATTGTATCACGAATTGCTACCATCTAATAAAGCATTTGCAAAGTATATTAAAGGCAAATCTGAAGATAAATATGAAAAGGGTTTGATTAATCAAATTGCAGAACATTATCAGGTAGGTAAATCAGAAGCTGTTGATTATATTGAATTAATGAACAAAGAAACCTTAGATAGAATCATTTCTATGTATGGCTATTCAGATGGCGAAAAGAAAAAATTATTGAAAGGAATCAAATGAGTGTAAATACACAAAACCATTATAAAGGCAAAGATAGTTTATATAAGTTTGCAGAGGATTGGCAACTTAACTCATATGAGTTTGACATTATTAAACGCATCGTAAGATGTCGACATAAAGGCACCTTTCAACAAGATTTAACCAAAACAAAAGATTTGATTGACATTTATCTTAAAGAACAATTGGATTCTAATAAATAATTTCTTATAATATAGAAAAAAAGTAAAAAATGGCAAATCATGTAAGTGCTTGGGTAGAAATACAATTTAAATCAGAAGAAGATACTACGAGATTCGTGGAATGGTTGAAATATGAAACCGATCCTGAAAAATATCCTCCGAATTCAAATTATTTCGATCGACTCGAATCATGCTCAACTAATTTAGTCGAAAGTTTGTTTGATAACGTTGAAAATACCCGAGATTGGTGGATTGAGAATTTAGGAGCTAAATGGTGGTACTTAGATGATGTGTCAATCGGAGATACTGATGTATATTTGAATTGGACAAGTGCATGGGATTTCCCAGAAGGATTATTATGGAAATTATCAGATTTCCTTCGCATCGAATTTCCTGACACTAAGATCCAAGGAACATTCGAAGATGAAGGGTATGGTTTCATTGGGGCATTCGCAACAAATCAAGAATTCCGCGATGTTGAATATTTTTATCCAGATGAAGACTTCTTTGAGGATCCTAAATATAAAGATGAAGACGATTTTTGGACAGATGCATTTTATGACGAATTAAGTGATAAAAAAGAAGAATTGTTAAATGAAGTATTAGCATTCACCGAACAATTACCAGAATAAAAAATATATCTTATCAAATTAGCTCAGCAGAAATGTTGAGCTTTTTTTGTGTTTGTGGATTTTTTTTCTTATATTATTAATATGAAACAAGGACAATATATTGCACCTATCTATAGGTTATCATTGCGTGACCCTGAAACGGTAGCAAGAAGAATATCATATTCTCAATGGTCAATGTATGAGCGATGCCCTAAGTCATGGAAGTTAGCATACATTGATGGATTAGCTCCATTTCAGGCATCCATTGACACAACATTCGGAACAGCATTTCACGAAACATTCCAATACTTCCTCACAGTAATGTATACGGAATCAATTAAGAAAGCAGAGAATTTAGATTTCCGAGGAATATTGCAAAACAAACTCCGAGAAGAATATACACGTTGTGTAGCTGAATCAGGCGGAGTACACTTTTCTAATCCACTACAATTAGCAGAATATTTAGAAGATGGTGTTGCTATTTTAGATTGGTTTAAGAAGCGTCGTTCACAATATTTTTCAAGTAAAGGCTGGGAACTAGTTGGCATTGAATTAGATTTATGTACTCAAGCATCCGAAAAGAATCCTTCAGTATATTGGTATGGATTCATCGATGTAGTTATGCGTAATACAGTAACTAATCATATTGTGTTATTTGATATTAAAACTTCTCGAGCTGGGTGGAATAAATACCAAAAAGCAGACAATTTAAAAGCAGCACAATTAGTTGCATATAAGAATTACTTTTCGAAGCAATTCGGTACCCCGGTTGATCATATTGATATTGAGTTCTTTATCGTAAAAAGAAAACTCATGGAAGAATCAATGTTTCCACAAAAACGTATCCAAAACTATCGTCCATCATCTGGTAGTGTTACTCAAAAGAAAGTGCAGAAACAAATTGATGCATTTGTTGAAAATTGTTTCGATGCAGAAGGAAATAAGAATGCAGAAGCAAACTATATGGCTATATCAGGTAAAGGTGATAAGAATTGCAAATGGTGCCCATTCAAAACAGATTATGTAAATTGTCCAAAAGAAAATAGGATTCGCGAATAATTTTTCTTATAATAAGATATGTACAAACACGAACACATTTACGTTTATCGGTTCGAAGTAAACAATCATCCAACATGGCATGGTACTAGTACTTGCCAAATGGAGTATTCATTATGCACTGATATTGATGGTCCAAATCATAAAGAGAATAGATCTATATTAGAACAGATGCTTCGGATGGTTTATGGTTATATGCCAAAAAGCGTTAAATTTTCACATGAAAAGATTCAAAAATGAAGGTAGCAATAATAGGTAGTTCAGATTGGCAAAACAAAAGAAAAGTTCAGCAAACTCTGCAAGAAATAAAAAAACGATTTGCAGATGAGTTGGATAGTTTAGTTATTGTTGGGGCTGGAGGTAAGGAAGGCGCAAATTATATGGTTAAGAAATATGCCATAGAGTTTGGATTAAAGTATGAAGAATACAATCCTTCATTCTCTGGTTATAACATGTACTCAGCAATGCCAGAAACATATTATGGAAAATCATATCATTTTTCACAATTACATCACCGTATGAAATTAATCGCAGAGCGATGTGATTATATGATGATTTTAACAAATGAAGACACATTAGATCCAGTTTTAAAAACAGCATATAATGGTGTGAATAAACTTAAAAAACCGGTGGTTATACTTGCTTAATCGCTATTTATAATAAAGTTACAAGAGGAAAGAATGCAGTTACAAAAAAAGAAGAAAATCCTATTATTAGGTGATGATTTCCGTTTGCCATCAGGAATTGGAACAATTAGTAAAGAAATCATTTACAATACCGTTAAAACATTTGATTGGGTTCAAATAGGTGGAGCATTGCAACATCCAGAAGCTGGCCAATTTCTAGATTTATCTCAATTGATATCACAAGAGACAGGTGTCGAAGATGCATATGTAAAATTGCTCCCATGGAATGGATATGGTGATAAAAATGTATTGTTCCAAATCTTGCAACAAGAACGTCCAGATGCAATCCTTCATTTTACTGATCCACGCTATTGGGTTTGGTTGTATCAAATCGAGCATGAAATTAAAACTACATTCAATATTCCAATTGCATATTATTCTATCTGGGATGATTTACCTTATCCACAATGGAATGCACCATTTTATGGTAGCTGTGATATGATTATGGGTATTAGCAAACAGTCAGATAATATTCACCGAGAAGTACTTACGCAAAATGGTTTCAAGGTAGTCGATTATGATTCTCATGGCGGAATTCCTAAAACAGTAGCAGCAGACCAGATTATTACTGGATTTGTTCCTCATGGATTAAATCATAATATCTATACACAGGTTGACCGCGATGCGAGTTACACTGCAATGCATAAGAAATGGAAAACAGATAATGGGGTAGATTTCATTGTAATGTGGAATAACCGCAATATCCGCAGAAAACAACCAGGAGACTTAATCTTAGCATTCAAACACTTTGTAAGTCAACTTCCAGAAGAGAAACGCAGTCGAGTAGCATTATTAATGCACACTCAACCAGTAGATGAGAATGGAACGGACTTAATAGCGGTATGGAAAACATTAGCACCAGAATGTAAAGTATTATTCTCCCAAGAAAAGCAATCAGCACAAGATTTAAACCTAATGTATAATGTAGCTGATGTAGTTGTGAATATTGGATCTAATGAAGGTTGGGGACTTAGTTCAACCGAAGCAATCCTTGCAGGAACACCAATCATTAACAATGTAACCGGTGGCCTTCAAGATCAATGTGGATTTGAAGATGAAAATGGTGAATGGCTTCGTTTCGATGGTGAATTTGCAACCAACCATATGGGTCGATACAAAAAGCATGGTGTATGGGTTAAACCAGTATTTCCATCAAACCGGTCACTTCAAGGTTCACCAATGACTCCTTATATCTTTGATGACAGAGTAAATTATGAAGATGTAGGCGAAGCAATGTTATATTGGTATAATATGACACTTGAAGATCGTCAATCATGTGGCGCTGAAGGAAGACAATGGGCATTGAAAAATGGATTAACTGCAGAGCAAATGGGTAATAAAATGATTGAAATGTTTAATTATTTATTTACCGCAAAAACAGAAGGTCGTCCACGATATACAGTTACTAAAGTTGAAACAAGAAATTACGAAAAAACAGGAATCGTTACAAAATGAGAAAAGTAGTTATAGCAGGACCAGTACAGACACAATCTGGTTATGGTCATCATACCAGAGAAATCGTAGAAAATTTTATCGAACAAAAAGGTAGTGATTGGGATATTAAATTGCTTTCATTGCCTTGGGGAGGCACTCCAATGTCTTTTCCAATATCAATGGATTTGCAACAACGCATTATTCCATTACCATTAAGAGAACAACCTGATGTGTGGGTACAAGTATCAGTTCCTAACGAGTTACAAGCAGTAGGTAAATATAATATTGGCGTAACAGCAGGTACCGAAGGAGACATTTGTCCAGAAGCTTGGATTGATAATTTAAATGCAATGCAATTGGTTATTGTTCCGAGTGAGTTTACTAAGAAAGTATTCGAAACGTCTGCATTAAAATATAAAAAAGCATTGAATACGCCAATTTATGTAATTCCAGAGTATTTTGATGATAATGTATATACAAACAAAGAAATCAAAGCATCTATCCCATTATTAGATGAAATTCCAGAGACATTTGCATTTTTATCAGTAGGACATTGGTTGTCTGGAGATATTGGTGAAGATCGTAAAAATGTAGGTGGGTTAATTCATAGATTTTTTGAAACATATAAGAATAAAAAAAATACACCAGCATTGATATTAAAATCTAGCGGGGCAACTTATTCGGTTATGGATAGGTTGGATATTGAAAATAAAATCAATCAAATTCGTCAACAATTTGGTACATCTACTTTACCTAATATCTATTTAGTTCACGGTGATTTAACTGATGCGGAAATGAATGCATTATACAATCACTCAAAAGTTAAGGCATTAATAACCTTCACAAAAGCAGAAGGCTTTGGACGACCATTGTTAGAGTTCTCAACGACAGGCAAACCAATCCTAACACCTCATTATTCAGGTCAAGTAGATTTTCTTAAAGCAGAATTCATTTGTGCATTACCAGGCGTATTAACTAATATTCATCAATCAGCTCAGAATGATTGGTTGATTGGAGATGCAAAATGGTTTACGGTTGATTATCGATATGCAGGTAAAATGATGATTGATGTCCAAGAGAATTACAAGAAATGGTTAGAATTAGCAAAGCGTCAACGATACTTTGTGAATAGCACATTTACCAAAACAGCAGTAACTCCAATATATGAAAAAGTATTAGCAGTAGCGTCTGAAGTAATTGATAAATTGCCACGGCCGGTAGAATTGAAACTACCAACTCTACCTAAATTAGAATTACCAACTTTAAAGAAAATTTAATATGCGCATCAGCTATGCAATAACAGTATGCAATGAATTTATTGAGATTCAGCGCTTATTGAAACATTTAATTGAAATCAAAAGAATACAAGATGAAATTGTTGTTTTATATGATGAAGCAAATGGAGATCATGAAATAGAAAACTTCTTAAGAGCGAATTCAGTGAATGCTGGATTCATTTGGAGAAAAGGTAAATTTGAAAACCATTTTGCAGATTGGAAGAATTATTTAACAAGCATATGTAGTGGAGATTATATTTTTCAAATCGATGCAGATGAAATCCCAACTAAAACTTTAATGGAATATCTTCCGGATATCATTGATACAAATCCTACGGTAGATGTATTAATGGTTCCGCGTATTAATACAGTAGACGGATTAACTAAAGAGCATATTGCAAAGTGGGGCTGGAATGTTAATGAAACAGGTTGGGTAAATTTCCCAGATTACCAATGGCGTATTTGGAAAAATAAACCCGAGATTAAATGGGAAAACAAAGTGCATGAGAAATTGACAGGATATAGTATTATGTCAACTCTCCCAGCACAAGAAGAATTTTGTTTGCATCATCCAAAAACAATAGATCGCCAAGAGCGTCAAAATGCATATTATGAAAGTTTATAAAGTAAGCACATATACCAATGAACGGGAATTGACGGAACTTATCCTCAAAGAGTTAGATGGTGTTGTAGATGGGTTTATCTTTTTAGAAGCATCACATACCTATCAAATGTCTCCGAGACCAGAGTTTCCGGCATTTCCATTCAAAGGGGATAAGATACACTATTACACATTCACAGATTATCCAAACGGAGCTGAAACATGGCCCGCGGATAAGATTGAGGAATTGGTTACCAGTAAATTTATCGAAATACTCAAAGATGTAGGAGTTCAACCAGACGACGTATTGCTTTATGGAGATGCAGATGAATTACCTTATGCACATGTAATTCCAGCATTAGCACCTCAAATCGAACCCGGCCAAATTTATGCATTGGAAATGATATTTTGTAATTATTGGTTGAATTGCATTTCACATGAACATCCTTGGAATCAATTCAAAGTATTTACATTCCAAACCTTATTAGATATAGGAGGTTCTCCTCAAGAAAATATCCGCAAGAAGTATGTAGGTAATATCATTCCTAACGCAGGATGGCATTTTAGTTGGTTTGGCGGCAAAGAACGAATTGTAAAGAAGTTAGAATCTTATTCACATTCAGAATTCAATTTACCTCAATTCAAAACAGATGAGCATGTTGAGGAGTGTATGATGACAGGCCGAGATTTATTTAATAGAGGACAAGGCCAAATAATCCTATTAAGAGATATGCCATTACCACAAACAATAATAGAGAATATTGACAAGTATCAAGAATGGATACATCCAAACCACAGGAACAATGAAAATAACAGTATATAGCTTTCACAAAGGTATTGCCGAACATCGATTTGACCATAACAATACTATTGCAATATGTAATGCATTAAATGAAAAAGGTTATGAAGTAACGCTACAACAACATTCAGGTTCTGATAATTTTGTTTATAAGGGTGTTACTATTAACCAAGGCTCAATATTAATATTTGAAGATACAGATCATGGTACATTCAAAACATATGATTTTGGAGACCATCCTTCATTAACAGTTCAATTATCACATTCTCCAAAATTCGTTGGAGCTGTTATTGGACAATACAATCCAGCATATTGGGATAGTTTAATTACAAACCCAGATATACGCAACAATATTGTTGGCGGTCCTTATCCAGATACCGTTTGGCAATTAGGTAATAACTATGATGTAGTTCAAGAAGGACGAGCAAAAATGGAATTAGATCGACGCTTGTATTGGAGAGGTAGTTTATATGCGTCAGGAGTTGAACCTCGCTATTTAGGAGTTCGCAAAGCATTAGAACTATTGCCACAAAATTTATCTACAACTGAGTTATACTTTGGAGCTGGCGCAATAGGTTTTGAACAATACCTTCAAGAAGCATTCCAATTCCGTTTAGCATTCTCTATTGGAGGTGGTGGTGGGGCTCTTTGCGGAGATTTATGTTTCCGAGATATTGAGATGTTTGGATTAGGGGTGCCATTAATGCGGCCTAAGCTGGTGGTAGAAAACTCTGAACCTCTTATACCTAATTTTCATTACATCGCAGTAGATGTTGAATTTGATGCGGAATATAGGTATGATAATCCCGAAGAGTTATCACGTCATATTGCAAAACGTTACCGAGAAGTAATTGATGATACTGAATTTTTGGAATTTGTTAAAAATAATGCAAAAAAATGGTATGAAAATAACATATCCTATCCAAAAATTACTTATAATATAATAAAGTTGTTAGGTTTATGAAAAAAGATTTAGTTATAACCACGATAAGTGATAACTATGTATGGACTGATATTAAGAATTGGTTCTATAGTTTAAAACGAACTGGGTTTGCTGGTGATATCTTAATGGTAGGATATAATTTTCAATCAGAGGAACATGAATTCCTTACTCAGCTCAGAGCAGAAGGTGTAAATATCATTTTGCCACGCAATGATTATCGAGCACAAGACACAGCATTCTTCGAATGGCATTCAGGTCGAGTGAATCCTAGCAATGCAAACATGTTGATTCATAATGTAAGGTTATTCCATATATGGCAATACTTTACAGAAACAAATGCAAAGGAATTGTATAACCGAGTTGTCTTTACAGATGGTCGCGATATCATATTCCAAACCAATCCTACAGAATGGTTAGATGCAAATCTTACAAAAGACATATTAGTTCCTTCAGAATATGTTACATATGCAAATGAACCTTGGAATCAAAACAATGCATTGGTAAATTATGGTCCATATGTATATCATTACATTCTTAAGGATAAACCTGCATGTAATGTAGGATCATTTGCTTGTACAGCAGAGATATGTGCTGACTTTTGTCTTATCATGTATTTGATGGCAAATAATATTGGCCATGCAGATCAACCAGCATTTAATATCCTAACAAGCACATTACTTAAAAATCAAACACAAACAGTTGACTATCATGATAGTTGGGCATTGCAAATTGGGGCT